GGAGGTTAAAGGTAGTGCTACCGTCGCCTCCTCCGTAGGTGCTACCGATTAGCGCGAATAGTTTTGAGTATGTCGTTCTTGATACGGCTCGACCGTCCAAAAGCAACCACCCCTCCGGCGACGTGCTACCGGCAAAAGCGATCACCGCGCCGGTCGGACTCACTAAAGGGTCGACCGCTATCGCTACGTTTTTAATAGCGAGAGCGCCGTTCGCGACGGCGTCGGTATTCTCGGGGTACGGAATTGCGTTGATATTTGTAGCGCCCATTAGACCCTCCTAGAGTCGTATGTAGAGTAGGTCATCCCAAGTGACCACGCTCGGGGGATCGTTAAGAATGTCGTCCCATTTGATCCCCGACGTGATTTGGTTCCACTTTTGCGGAAGATCCGAGTAGTCCGAGTTTGAGGCTATTAGTTCGATACGCCATTGGGAGCGCGTAATCGTGTAGCGGAGTTGTTCTATGTACGCGAAGTCGTCGAAGCCTTCCGCGTTGACCGCGGTCAAGTCGAGAACGCGGTTCGGTTGGATATTTTCCGCGATCCACGCGATCGAATAACCGAGCAATTCCGCGGTGGTCCTAAACGTTATGAGGGGGAACCCGTCCGGAGCGTGTGCCCCAAGGAACCAATACCCCAATTTTTCCGCGTCGTCCTCGGTGCCGATTGTCGTCTCGATTTCTTGGAACCGTTGCCCGATACGGTCCACGGAAGTCGCGTTCGTGCGCTCGAACGTGCCGCCGTCATAGATAACCGAAACACGGTTCGACACGTCCTCGACCGAACGGTCCAAGGAATAGTCCAAGAGGACGTCGTCGCCGGCGATAACGACGTCTGGGAACGCTCCTAGCGGTGGTCGCTCGGTGAGTTGCCACGCGTCGCGCCACGGGTCAACGAACAAGTATTGCGAGGGGCTTTGAGGGATGATCGAGGAAAGGTAGGTGAGTCCGTTTGCAATTTCTGCCGGTCCGACGGTGATCGTATTTTCCGAGTCTCCGACGAACGCGTCGACTAGTCCGCCTCCCGTGTTTTGGGCGACGTCGAGGACGATAGCGGTTGTTGTGTCTGTTGTTCCGGCGTATGAATACGGGAGGAACCCCGTCATTTTGTAGACCCAATTAGAGACGAGCGAAAACGTGATTTCGTAGGCGTCCGAACTAATGTCCGTGATATTTCCCAAAAATAGAACGTTATCGGCGGAGGTCATAACCTCCCCGATAGAGACGCTAACGAGGGAGCCGAACGAGAACGCGCTTTTCTGGTATCCGTTCGCCGCGACTATGTTCCATAGTTGAGACTTTAGAAAAGTCAAGGACCCGAAGTTTTGTCCGATTGAGGTCGAGAGGTCCGTTCGTCCATTAGTAATTGAGACCGCGCCAGAGACGGCGCTCGAAAGGTCTATCGCTAGCCCCGTGTATGGGTACCAATTTACGGTCACGCGGTAGCGGTCCATTAGTAACCGAACCTCGAGGTCTGTCCGGCGAGGATCTTCTCGATCTGGCGGGCGGTACTAATCGGGTCGACCGCGCCTTGGATAATGATCGTATTCCCGCCTTGGTTGAGACGGTCCAGAGGGATAACGGCTTCGTCTTGTCCGCCTTCGCCAATGAGGGCAAGGGTTCCCCCCGTCGAAGCTTTGACTACGCCTCCGTTCGCGAGTGCGGGAACCGAACCTCCAGAGAGGACGAAGTCGACGTCTACGCCGAAGTTCTTTTTTAGGTTCTCGAGTTGCTTCGGGGTGAGTTTCTTCGACTTGAGTTTAAGTTGATACTTCGAGACGACCGACTCGATACCGGCGATAAGACCTTGGGCGGCAGTAATACCGGCGGTCTTAAACTCGGTAGCGGCGTTATTGCCGACGGTCTGTCCAAGGGTGGCGACTTCGCTAGAGAGGGCGTTCGCCTTGGTGATTGCCGCCGCGCCTCCGTTGAGGAGTTCCGTCGCGATAGCGGTCCCCGCCTCTTGACCGGCTGCGAGGACCTGCGACAACGCGGACTCGTTTAGACCCGCCGCGATAAGACGGTTAACAAGGACCGAGTAGTCGCGGACCTTGCGGACTTGTTCCTCGAGTGCGTCGAGGAATGTCTTTCCGGTTTCTTCGGCGGCTTTCTTAGCCTCGGCAAAAGAGAACGCGGACGTAATCGAGGAGGCAACGCTCGAGGCGTAGTCCGCGAACTCGGTTTGCGCTTTCTTGAGAACGTCGCGCGCCGTAGTCAACGCGTCGTCGAAGCCACTTTTAAGGCTTGCGCGTAAAGACTTGATCCTCTGGGCAAGCGCGGAGGCGCGTTGCTTCGCGTTTGCTTCGGCGGTGGCGGCGGCTTTTTCTTGTGCTATTTGTGCGGCGGCGGCTGCGTCACGGGCTCGGGCGTTTGCCTCGAGTGTTGCCGTTACGAACCCGTTTTCCATGTTTTCCTCTTGGAGCGCGGTCGTGTAGTCCTTGGAAGCCTTCGTAGCCTGTTGGACCTTGTACGCGATAACTCCGAGCGCGGCAGCGCCGGCGAGCGCGGTCACGATACCGATACCGGTCGACACTTGGACCGCGAAGTTAGACGTAGCGAGGGCGGTGTTCGACGCGGTGGTGATTGCGGAGATCGCGTTGTAGACGACCATGGCAGCCTTGAGACCGAGGAGGGCGGCGGCGAACCCGCCGATAGCGCCGGCGATACCGAGAGCGAGTCCGGTGTTCTTGGAGATCCAATTCGCCATATCGGTAAGAATGTCGGTTACTGCGACCATGACGGGGAGGAGTGCGACTCCGAGCGCCTCTTGTGCTTCGTCGATTGCGATCGTCATTCGGCGCATACCACCGGCGGCGGTGTTGCCGGACTCCTCCGCGGCTCCCTTAAAGTTGTCTTGCAATACGGCGAGGACGTCGGAGAAAGTCGCCCCCTCTTTAATGAGAGTTTTAAGTTCCGGCGAGAGGCTCGCTAGTGCTTTCATGTTCCCGTTAAAGCCTTTAGAGAGCGCGTCGGCGGTGGCTTGTAAGTCGGTATTAGCCCCCGCGGATACGTCGAGCGCGACGGCGAGGAGGTTCTGCGCGGTCCCGAGGTCCTTCGTACCGGTGACGAGTGAGGAAAGCGCCGGACGGAGGGCGTCGTCCGCGACCGCGGCAGTATTGGAGAGTTGGGAAATGAGACCTTCGGCGGCGTCGATTTGCGCTTGAGTCGAGGAGGTGGTCCGTCGGATCTGCCCCGCGAGTTTCGTTTGTGCTTCGGCGTCCTCCGCGGCGGCTTTTGCTGCGCTAATGCCGGCGGCGGCAAGACCGGTAAGCGCGGCGGCGGCGGGGAGTGCCGCCTTAGAAACGGCGAACGACGCCTTTTCCGACGTGGTCTTGAGAGACTTTAGTTCCTTTTGTGCCTTGACTATTCCCTTATCTATGAACTCCGAGACGATCGGTAGAAAAATGCCACTAGCCATAAGAGTCTCCTAGTACCACTCGGACGGGGCGTCCGGCTTGGTGATATCGAAGCGATAGCCACGAATGGCGGACTTCGCTTCGGGGGTGTTGGGAACGAGTTTTCGGTTCGCTTGCGCTGCGACCTTGTCGAGTGCGCCGATGATCTCCTCGCCTACTAGGTCGTTTATTTCCTTGCGGGCTTTCCATAGTCCGCGCTGTGCGCGGGCGTGTTCGGCGTTGAGTTTATTTAGGAACGCGGTCGACTGCGATTTCTTGTAAGGACGACCGAGACGGTCTTTCCCGCTAACGGAGAAAGCGCCGTTCTCCATTCCGGCAACACTAAAGAGAGCGCCGCCGGCGTTCTTTTGGACCACGGTCACAATAGGGAAACGGTTAGCGCCTTTAGGGGTGCGACCACCGACGAGGATTTGGACGCCGGCTTGGACCTTGGGTCCGTCGTAACCGAGGCGACCTCCTCGGGTCCATCCTTTGAGTTTGACCGTCGCGGGGTATTGGGCGCGAGCCGGTCCGAGCAAACTCGACGCGGCTTTCTTGACGTCGTTCGTCGCTTGCCGGCGAACCTGCGGTCCGACTTCGCGAAGTTCCGCGAGAGCCTCTCGGACGCCGTAGAGGTCGAGGTGGTTCTCGATCACGCGCGACCCTTCCGTCGTGCTTCGTCGTTCTTGCTTTTGATATGCGCCAGAGTGACGAGCATTTTCTGGTCCTTCCAGAGTTCCGAGGGTGAGATCCCCGTCTCGAAAGCGACGGACGCGACTAGTCGTCCAATGCTTCCGACGGGGTAGGGGAGTTTGGGTCGGCGTTCTCGTCTGTCTCGCCGTCATCGGTTGACCGGTTGACGATTTCACAAACGGAAAGAGTCCGCGCCCATTTCTCGAACGGTGCGGAGATCTCTCCTTGGTCCGTGAGTTCTCGCCACGCTAGGAACATGTAGTCGTCCATTCCGAACCCGCGTTGCCCTAATTGGGAGAGGCGGAGTTTCTGGTGGAGTTCCCATTGGCGGACGGTCCAAGGAGAGGTCTCGACCTCTCGTTCGCCGTTTCCATCATTGACACGAATGATAAACACGAGG